AGTTGATGCAGAGGTTCAAGCAGCACAAGCTGCTTGGGATGCGTTACCTGCGGAAGAAAAGACAGATGACAATTCAAGACCTGCTGATGTAACATTGGAGGAATAAAAATTTAAATGTCAACTTATAAAGACATTATTGGTACAAAGATTCGGAACTATACGACTAATCCCGATAATCCGATAACGGGAGAGGTGTGGTATAACGAAACTGATGATGTTTTAAAGTTTCAATTTCCTACTGTAACTACTGCTGGTTCTTGGGCAACTGGTGCAAGTATAAACACTGCGAGACAGGCCATGGGTGGTGCAGGTACATACACATCTAGCTTAGTTTTTGGAGGAGAAGGACCCGGTGGAAATGTTGCTATAACAGAATCTTGGAATGGTTCAGCATGGACAGAGGTTAATGATTTAGGTAGATCAAATTATGGAATAGGTGGTGTTGGAGCTAGTAATACATCTGCTTTAGCTTTTGGTGGTGTTCCTCCAGTAACAGCTGTAACAGAATCTTGGAATGGATCTAATTGGACAGAAGTTAATGATATGAGCACTGCAAGACACAATATGGGAACTGCAGGAGATGTTCCTGCGGCTTTAGGATTTGGTGGAAACACTGGATCACGAGTTGCAAACACAGAATCATGGAATGGTACAAATTGGACAGAGGTTAATGATTTAAATCAAGTTAGATTTGCTTTAGGTGGAGCAGGAACACAACCTGCTGCATTAGCTTATGGTGGTAATGAACCACCAACTTCAGCTAAAACAGAATTATGGAATGGTACGAATTGGACAGAAGTAAATGATTTAAACACTGCAAAAACAAGTTTAGCTAGTATGGGAATTGCAACATCTGCGATAGCTTGTGGTGGAGAAATAGCACCAGGTCCTAGTACAGCAACTACAGAATTATGGAATGGAACAAACTGGACAGAACAAAATGATTTATCTCAAGCAAGACAACAATTTCCAGGAATTGGTGTAAATGCAAATGCATTAGTTGTTGGAGGAGCTGTACCTCCTTCTTCAGCATTAGTAGAAGAGTGGACAGGTGCAGGTGCACCTGTTGGTGCTTGGTCTACAGCTAATCCAATGAATACAGGAAGAGCAGCTTCAGGAGCTGCAGGTTCATATACATCTGCTGTAGTTTTTGGTGGATATAAAGGTCCTCCAGGTTATTCAAATGATACAGAAACTTATAATGGAACTAACTGGACAGAAGTAAATAATATGAATACTAGTAGACAGTCACTTGGAAGTAATGGATCAAGTAGTTCTAACGCTTTAGCTTATGGTGGAGAAGATTCAGGAAGTAATTTAGATGCTGAAACTGAAACTTGGAATGGAACTAATTGGACTGAGGTTAATGATTTAAACACTGCAAGAAAACAAGTTTCTGGTTTAGGAACTAATAACACAGCAGCACTAGCAATTGGTGGAAGAGTAGGTTCACCTAGAACTGCAATTACAGAACTTTGGAATGGAACTAACTGGACTGAAGTTAATGATTTAAATCAATCAAAAGGTTCTACAGCTGGATCAGGAACAACAACTTCAGGAATTTGCATTGGTGGAGATGTTCCTCCATCTACAAATCAAACTGAATTATGGAATGGAACTAATTGGACAGAAGTTAACAATTTAAATACAGCTAGAGAAGATATGGGGTCAGGTGCAACTAATTCTGATAACACAACTGCTATAGCTTTTGGTGGTGATGCACCACCACAAACAGGAGTAACAGAGTTATGGAATGGTGCATCTTGGGCAGAAGTAGCAGATTTAAACACTTCAAGAACTCTTTTAGTAGGGGCAGGAGATAATACAAACGCTTTAGCAGTTGGTGGAGAAAATCCAACTGGTAGATTAGGAACAACAGAAGCGTGGAGTTCTACTTCAACAACAACTAAAACGGTAACAGCAGGTTAATTATGGCAACGTACAAAGAATTAAAAGGATCAAACATTCAAGTGGTATCAGATGATCCGTCTAATCCTATTGAAGGACAAGTTTGGTATAATACAACTTCTAATGTTTTAAAAGCAAGAAGACCTTTATTACAAGGGGCTTGGACTGCAGCAGCAACTATGAATACGGCTAGAGTTAAAGGTTCAAGTTCAGGGCAAACTCAAGCTTCTGCTTTATATGCTGGAGGAGAGCCATCACCTAATAAAGCAAAAAGTGAATTATGGAACGGAACTAGTTGGACTGAAACTAACGATTTAAATTCAGGTAGATTTGGTCATAAAGGTGCAGGAACTGGAACAGCTGGTTTAGCTTTTGGTGGAGAAGGAGCTCCTAGTGTTACAGGTAAAACAGAGTCATGGAATGGTACAAACTGGACAGAGGTCAACGATTTAAATACTTCAAGAGTTTATCTTGCAGGAAACGGAACAACTAATACAGAATCTTTAGCTGCTGGTGGTGAACCAAGTAAAAATGAAACAGAAATTTGGAACGGTACTAACTGGACTGAGGTTAACAATTTAAACCATGCAGATAGGTATAGAACATCTGGAGGATCATATACTTCAGCTATAATTTTTGGAAGTGGAACTTCTCCTAAACAACAAACAGAAGAATGGAATGGAACTAATTGGACTGAAATAACAGATGTTAATGTTGCAAGAGAAGATGCCGGCGTTGGTGTTGGTCAAGCAGCAACAGATGTATTAGCAGTTTGTGGTTCGGCTGGCACACCTAATGCTGCAGTAGAACAATGGAATGGAACAGCTTGGGCTGCAAGACAAGACAATCCTACACCAAGATCACATTTAGGAAATGCTGGAACAACTTCAGCAGCAATATCATTTGGTGGTCCTACAACAGCTGCACAATTATTTGATTTAAGTAATTTAGCAGGAGCTTGGGCTACTGGTGGATCTATGAATACTGGAAGAGACACTATGGGTAGTGCACAGTATGGGACTTCAACAGCAAGTTTAGCTTTTGGTGGAAATGCACCACCACAATCGGCGCTTACAGAATCTTATAATGGATCTAATTGGACAGAAGTTAATGACTTAAACACAGCTAGAAGACACACAGTTGGATTTGGTACATACACATCTGCAATATGTGATGGTGGTTGGGCTGGACCTCCTGCTTATTACAATAACACAGAACTTTGGAATGGCACAAACTGGACAGAAGTTAATAATTTAAATACTGCAAGAAGATATCTCAACAATGCTGGAGTTGACAACACATCAGGATTGGCTTTTGGTGGATATGTTCCAAGCACAGAAGATGTTGTAGTTACAGAAGTATGGAATGGCACAAATTGGACTGAAGTTAATGATATGAATAATAAAAGAAATAATGGTGTAGGAGCTGGAACAGCTACTTCAGCTTTAGCAATGGCTGGTTTTAGAAATTCTCCACCAGATGATAATACTTTTAGAGCAGAATGTGAATCTTGGAATGGAACAAACTGGACAGAGGTTAATGATGTAAACCAAAAAAGATGGGGGTTAGCTGCAGGTGGAACTGATAATACTAATGCTTTAATTTTTGGTGGAGCAACACCACTTCCGCAACCCGCAGGTCAAGGTCCATATTCAGGAACAGAAGAATGGAATGGAACTAGCTGGACTTACAATTCTATTATGAACACAGGTAGAATGCAATTATCTGGAAGTGGAGCATCTAAGACTAACTGTTTAGCTATTGGAGGTTATACTACAACTATAGTAGGAACTACAGAAGAATGGTCGGGTTCTGGAACTTCAGATGTTACATTTACTGACTCATAAGACTTGTAATATATTTTAAATAATATATATTACATTTAATTATAAAGGATAAAGATATGAAAAAAGACGTTAAAGAAGTAATACAAGGTGAAGAACCACATTTAAATAATTTATTAACACAAGAAGATTTGTCATCATTTAAAGGTATGGTAGACGAGCTTCGTGATACATGGACCAAGAAACAAATGTTTCGAACAGAAACAGAAGCAAGGTTTTCGGTATTACAAGATAATAGGTATCCAACTAAAGCTTCAAAATATTGGCAATGTGTAAGAGAACAATCTAGTTACTTAGATAACTTAATGCATTTATCATTTGATTATAGAAGAAACGAAGCAAAAATAACTTGGTTAGAAAAAAAAATTGAAAAAGAAGAGGATGAATACAAAGCAACTAAATATAAAATAGATTTAGATGAGGCTAGATTTAGTAAAGCATCTATGGAGAAAGTTGCAAAACACAGAATGCGTGAGATTAAGATGTGGTCTAAGTTAAAAAAAGAATTTAATGATGGATCTTTTAATGACAAGGATGTTAACCAACACCAATTAGAATCTTACGGATTACAATATCATGAGAAAGCAAAATCATTAAATGCAAACTCATCAGAGGCAGAAGTATTTAATGTAATGGGACAGTTGCAATCTTTACAAAGAATTAGAAAGTCAGGAGAACTAGAACAAAGTTATCAAAAGAAAGAGCAAATTGAACAACATGGAAAACCTAAAGTTTGATTTTGTATTTTTAGGTCAATCGATTTTAAAATATCAAGTGCCACTAGATATATTTAATTCAATTAATTATATTTATGAAACTAACATTAATAATCTAGCACCTGCAAATAAACAATTAGTAGGTAAGATAGAAAAAGAACATTCTTTATTTTATCATGGGGCAGATCAAACAAAAATGAAAAATCATAATAAGTTACCAAGAGATGTAACAAATTATTTTATGAAAATGTTTAAACATTATTTAACATTTAACAAAATAAAAGATTCTAATTTACATCTTAATTCTATTTGGGTTAATGAAATGAAACAACACGAATATAATCCTGCACATATTCATAGAGGTATGTTATTTACAGGTCTATCAAGTGTTATGATTTTAAAATTACCATCTACATTTGGTAGAGAATACTCAGCAGATCAAGTTCAACAAAACGGAAGATTACAAATATTAGGTGCAGCCAATGGTCAGTTTGCAAAAATAGATTATCAACCACCCATGGACCTTAGAGATTTTTATATTTTTCCATATGATATGAGACACTGTGTTTATCCTTTTAATGGGACTGATGAAGTAAGAAGAACTCTTGCTGCAAATTGTGATGTAGAATTTGATCCAATAAAAAACAGAGGTGCTAATTAATGGATAAGCAATATTATATAGATAATCACATAGGTATATTTAAAAATTTTATGCCAAATGAATTAAGAAATGATTATATGAATTATTTTAATAATTGTGAAAAACAAGGCATTGTGTTTCCTAGAAAAGTAGATGAAACATTTATTTCTGATCATGCACTTAACACAATAATGGATGCACCTCATGTTCCAATGACTTATAATAATAAACCTTTTATAGATTTATTTTTTAAAGAAGCATATCCTTTATATGTTCAAAAATATTCTTATTTAAAAAAATTATCTACTCACAATATACTAGAAATTAAAATACAAAAAACTAAAATAGGTGAAGGTTATCACACTTGGCATTGTGAGAATGCTGAGATGAAAGCAAGAAATAGAATACTAGCTTTTATGGTATATCTTAACGATGTTACAGAAGGTGGAGAAACAGAATTTTTATATCAAAAATGTAGATTTAAACCAGAAAAGAATACATTATTAATTTGGCCTACACAATTCACACATGTTCATAGAGGTAACCCACCTTTGTCGAATGATAAATATATAATAACGGGATGGGTAGAATACGGATATTAATATGATAACAGAACCAAAATGGAAATCTTATATTGTAGAAACAACACAACCAATATTTACTCCTGAACAATGTCAAATGATTATTCAAGCAGGACGTGCGGAACCTAGAAACGATGCATCTGTCGGAAATGACAAAGGTATTAAAGGTGGAACTATAGATACTAAAACACGAACGTCACATATTAGTTGGATACCATTTGAAAAAATGACTGAGATGTATAAACGATTAGAAAAAACTATGAAACAAACTAACGGTAATCATTTTGGTTTTGATGGTATGACAATTACAGAAATGGCACAATATACAGAATATCCAGAAGGAGGTTTTTATGATTGGCATGTAGATAATGATGTGAACATGCAACACGAACCACCTGTTAGAAAAATATCTATGACCTGTTTATTATCACCAGAATCAGAGTTTGAAGGTGGTGATTTAGAATTAATGGCTGAAGGTAAAATTGCAAAAATAAAACAAGGTCAAGCTATATTTTTTGCATCGTTTATAAGACACAGAGTAAAACCGGTAATACGTGGTAATAGAAAATCTTTAGTTATGTGGTTTGGAGGTACACCTTTTAAATGATGATTAAAGCTGCATACTTTCCAACTTTTATATATGCTAAAGATATTAATTTAGATAATAGATTTCTTGAAAAAGAAGTTGTTGCATGGGCTAACAAAGATAAAGGTGTAACCAGAACTAATATGAATGGTTGGCATAGTCCAACTAATATGCATGAGATACCTATATTTAAACCATTGGTTGATGAATTATTTAAAATGCAAAGTGAGGTATTTGAAGAAGAGTGGTTAGATAATGAAGCTGTTATGGGTAATATGTGGGCTAATATAAATCCTCCAGGTGGATATAACAGACCACACTTACATCCGAATTCTCATTTTAGTGGTGCGTATTATATTAAAGCACCTAAAAACTCTGGACAAATAATATTTAATGAACCAAGATCTGGAGCACATATGGTAATGCCAAGAAGAAAACAAGGAATACCACCTTCAAGTTCATGGAAAGAAGGAAAAGAAGGAACACCTCCTTCACATTTGTGGAGAGAAGTTCGTATAGATCCATTGGAAGGTAGAATACTTATGTTTCCATCATGGCTTTGGCATTGTGTAGATCCAAATAAATCTAATGATATTAGAATATCTGTATCATTTAATTTTTTACAGAAAGGATTTGAAATATTAAAATGAGTTTTAAATATCATGTTATTAAAAACGCTTTGTCTTTTGAATTAGCTAATTTTATATTTAATTATTTTTTACTTAAACGAGATGCGGTAGAATTTATGTATGAACACAATATAAATTCACAGTCCCCGATGCTTGGAACATGGACTGATCCGCAAGTGCCTAATACATACTCTTGTTATGCTGATTTTGTAATGGAAACTTTATTAATGAAAATGCTACCTGTAATGAAGAAAGAAACAGGACTAGACTTAATACCTACTTATTCTTATTCTAGAGCATATAAAAAAGGAGATATATTAAAACGACACAAAGATAGACCAAGCTGTGAGATATCAACGACATTAAACCTTGGTGGAGACCCTTGGCCTATATTTATCGATAGTACGGGGTCTAACAACGTCATAGATGAGTATAAGAACATACATAAGCCGAATGCACCCAAAGGCACAAAAGTCGTGCTTGATGTAGGAGATATGTTGGTATATAGTGGATGCGAACTTGAACATTGGCGAGAGCCATTTGAAGGAAACATTTGCGGCCAAGTATTTCTACATTATAATCATGTAAATGGCCCATTTGCAGACAAAAATATGTTTGATGGAAGACCAAAGCTGGGTCTACCATCTTATGTAAAATAGTATTATAATGGAGTCATATGTTACAAAAGATAGGGTTTCAACCTGGAATCAATAAACAAATCACACCAACTGGAGCTGAAGGGCAATGGATTGATTGTGATAATGTTAGATTTAGATATGGTACACCTGAAAAGATAGGTGGTTGGAAACAATTAGGTGAAAGTAATTTGACTGGTGCAGGACGTGGTCTTCATCATTATGTAAATAGTTTAGGTAGAAAATACGCAATCATTGGTACAAACAGAATTTTATATGCATACTCGGGTGGTGTGTTTTATGACATACATCCGATTAAATCTACAAACACGTTAACAAGTGCATTTACCACGACTAACGGATCATCCACTGTTACAATAACATTTGGTAGCGCTCATGGTATTAGTGAGTCTGATATCGTATTGTTAGACAACTTTTCTACAATTACAGGTTCTAACTTTGGATCTTCTGATTTTGATAACAAAAAATTTATGGTGACCACTGTACCAACATCTACAACAATCACTATTACTATGCCATCAAACGAATCTGGATCTGGTGCAACTACATCAGGTGGTATTAGAGTTCAACACTATTATACTGTAGGTCCAGCTGTACAAGCAAAAGGTTTTGGTTGGTCACTTGGAACTTGGGGTGGTGAAGAAGTAGGAGCTTTTACTACAACATTATCAGGTGCAATAAATGCATCAGCTACAACAGGTATTACACTAGCAGACCCCTCACAATTTCCAGACTCTGGTACAAACTTTGTTTTGATAGGTACAGAAGAAATATCATACACAGGTATAAATACATCTAACGAATTAACTGGTGTTACAAGAGGTGTAAGAAACACGACAGCTGCATCTCATGGTGCAGGAGATACAGTAACTAGTACAGCCAATTATGTAGCGTGGGGTGAAGCCGCATCTGGTGACTTAGTATTAGAACCAGGTATGTGGTCATTAGATAACTTTGGTGACAAAGCTATTTGTTTGATTCACGATAGCGCTGTATTTGAATGGAACTCTGCTGCATCAAATGCAACAGACACAAGAGCCACAATTATATCTGGTGCACCAACAGCATCAAGACATATGTTAGTATCTACACCGGATAGACACTTAGTATTTTTTGGAACAGAAACAACGATTGGAGATACATCTACACAAGATGATATGTTTGTAAGATTTTCAGATCAAGAAGATATAAATACGTATGTACCAACAGCAACTAATACAGCTGGTACACAAAGACTGGCCGACGGATCACAGATCAGAGGAGCGATCAGAGGTCGTGATGCAATCTATGTTTGGACTGATACAGCATTATTCACACAACGTTTTGTTGGTCAACCATTTACGTTTGCGTTTGCACAAGTTGGAACTAACTGTGGACTCGTTGGACAGAATGCATGTGTAGAAGTTGATGGTGCTGCATACTGGATGTCAGAAAATGGTTTCTTTAGATATGCTGGTAAATTAGAATCACTACCTTGTTTAGTAGAAGATCACGTTTACGATAATATAAATTTAGATTCTGGTAATCAGATGGTATCAGCAGGATTAAATAATTTGTTTGGTGAAGTTATTTGGTTTTATCCAACAACAGGGTCTTCTGTTGTAAATAGAATGGTTGCATATAATTATTTTGATTCATCACCTCAAAGACCTGTATGGACAAATGGAACATTAGCTAGAACTATGTGGGAAGACTCTGCAGTATTTGGATCACCACATGCTTTAGAATACGATGCAGCTACAGATACATCTTTTGATGTTGTGGGCAACACAGAAGGTAGAACAACATACTATCAACATGAAACAGGAACTGATCAAGTTAAAGGTGGAACTGTTACAGCTATTACAGCAAACATTGCTTCTGGAGATTTTGATATAAGTCAAAGAAGAAGTGCATTAGGTCAAACAACAGGTGCTGCTGATCTTAGAGGAGATGGAGAGTTTATAATGAAAATAAGAAGATTTATACCTGACTTTATATCTCAAACTGGTAATACACAAGTTACATTACAATTAAGAGACTTTCCAAATGATAGTCAGGCAAGCTCAGCATTAGGACCATTTACTGTTTCATCCTCTACTAAAAAAGTAGATACACGTGCAAGAGCGAGAGCTATTGCATTAAAAGTAGAAAACACAGCGTCAGCTCAAAGTTGGAAGCTAGGAACTTTTAGATTAGACATACAACCGGATGGACGTAGATAATGGCAAAGATAGTACAAGTATTAACAAGACCAAGTAAAGAATATGATTTACCAACAGCAGAAGCTCAAATAAGAGATCTTGATGCAATCGTAGAAAAATTAAACACAACGTTTCAAGAAGAACTAAAAGATGAGGTAGAAGCATTTAACTTCTTTATAAATTAATGGCTAATAGTTTTATAAATAAAAAAGTAGATTTAACTACAACAGATTTAACGACACTATACACAGTGCCTAGTTTCAAATCTGCTGTTGTAAAATCATTGCTAGTATCCGAGGATGCTGGATCAGGATCTACCATAACTATAACACTAGTTAACTCTAGTGGCACTATATTTAATTTATTTAAAGATAAAGCTATAGCATCCAAGGCAACAACAGAACTTTTAACTCAACCTCTTGTAATGGAGGAGAGTGAGGTATTAAAAGTACAAGCTGCTGACGCGAACGAGCTGCACGTCATAGCTTCTATATTAGAAATACAGCCGCGAGAGGTAACAACATAATGAAAGATATCCCAGTAATAGAACCAAAAGAGATTATAACAACAATTACAAATATGAAGACAGGCGAAGTATATAAGGACGATTCTGAGTGGAAAGTTAAGAATATACCAGAATCTGACATAAGAAAAGATGTTAGAGTTATCATGCCAAGCCTTGATTTATTTGGAGAAACAAAATAGAATAGATAAATGGCCATAACTAAATCACAACAAGCAAGACAGATGTTAAAAACAGCGGGAGCTGTAAAACAAGATGGAGTTTTAAATTACATAAAAAACTCTGAATCTGTAACTGTACCAAAAGAGTTTAAAGCTAGAAAAAATGCACCAGCAACAAAACTAGCATACATCACAGCTGAGGAAGCTAAGATGTTGAAGAAAATGAAAAAAGGTACACCGCACAAAGGACCAAAAGGTATACCTAGTTATGACTCATTTGATGCACAAGGTGGTTTTACATCTGGTGCTGCGATGAGTGCAGCTGAAACAGGTAGTAGAAATCAAAGAGATAGAGCAGAAGTTAGAGCTAGTAACATAGGAGCACCTAGGGGTGCAGGTCCTGGTGTTAGATCTAAAGCAGAACAAGATTTAAGATCGTCTGTTATCGCTGCAGGTGCAGGACAAAGAGTTAATCCAGGTTTTTTTGATAGTAGAAATGTTGTATCACCAGCTGAGTTAGCAAGAGCTAAAGCATTTGCACCAAGAGCATTCGCTAAATCAAGACGTGGTAGTATTTTAGATTTTATTACAGGGGGTGGAATAACAGGCGCTTTAATTAGAGGGTTAGGACAAAGATTTGGTTTGGGTAAAAGATTTGATCAACCAACGTATGATATGTCTAGATTTAGTGGTTTACCTTTAGGTGGATCTGCTTCTTTTCAAAATCTAGATATTAGAGATAAATTTGACAGAAGAAATATTGATGATGATGAAGATGAAAACATAAATTTAAATGACTATCAAGGTCTAACAAATTTAGATTTCATAAATAGAATAAGTGAAAGCGATATGAGCTTAACACCAGAACAAAGACAATTAATAGAAGACGAACAACTTGGTGACATTAGAGATATAATGGCAGCAGATGGCGGTATGATAGGTGGAGGCATCATGGATGCTGCAGGTAGACAAGGATATTTTTTTGGTAAGTTAGTTAAGAAAGCTAAAAGAGCAGTTAAGAAGATAGTTAAGAGTCCTATTGGTAAATTAGGATTAGGAGCTTTAGCTTTAAAATTAGGTGGTGGTTTTGCTGCGGATGGTTTTTTAAGAAAAACAGCGTTACCATTTTTAATGGATAATAAAGCATTAGCTCTTGGTGCAGGACTAACAGCAGCACCATTCTTATTTCAAGAAAAAGAAGACGAAGGAGAAAAATTAGCAAGTATGGGATCAGTCGGTGGTGATATAGATCCAAGAGCATACACAGATCCTTATGGTGTTTTATTTTCTGCTTTCAAAGCTGAAGGTGGTTCTATGAAAGATGAGCCAGTAGCTAAAAGAACTATGCCACTATTAGATATGGGTGGACAAGAAATGGATCTAAGAGCTGAGGGTGGTTTTGTACCAATAGGTAAAATGGAAAAGGCTGACGATGTACCAGCTAGACTATCTAAAAATGAATTTGTATTTACAGCTGATGCTGTAAGAAATGCAGGTGATGGAGATGTGGACAAGGGTGCAGAAGTCATGTATAACATGATGAAGAATCTCGAATCCGGAGGTGACGTATCAGAAGAATCGCAAGGATTAGAAGGCGCACGTCAAATGTTTCAAACATCAAAAAGACTTGAGGAAGTAATATAATGGCTATACAAGAAACTAGAACATTACCCGCACCATTTGTAGATAAATTAGGCACGGACCTTGCAACACAGATCACGGCCCAAGCACAAGTACCTGTTGTTGCACCGGGAAAAGAAGGTATATCACAATTAACAGGTGAATCAGCTGAAGATTTTGCGAAAAGACAACAAGCAGCACAACAGTTCGATATTAGACAACAGAGTTTAGCGGGACTTGCACCACAAGTTGCAGGTTTAAGTGGATTAGAAGCACAAGCTAGAGGTTTAGCACAACAAGGTTTAGGTTCTTTTCAACCATTTGTAGATGCAGCAAAATCTCAAGCACAAACTGCAGGAGGAATATTAGGAGATGCAGGAACAGGTTTAGATAGAGCAGGAGTAGATTTAGGTTTTTCACAAGCAGTTTTAGGAAGCACACCATTAGGAGCAGCTACATCACAAGAGATACAACAATTTATGTCCCCGTATCAATCACAAGTAATTGATGCAACACTTTCAGAGTTTGATCGTAATCAAGCTATTAGAGAACAAAGTATACGAGATCAACAAACAGCTTTGGGTGCGCTCGGCAGTGGTCGAGCGGGAGTGCAACTCGCAGAGTTTGGCACAGGGGCTGCAAGAGAAAGAGCTTTATTACAAGCTAATCTCTTGCAACAAGGTTTTGGTCAGGCACAAGCAGCCAGACAACAAGATATTCAAAATAGATTTGGTTTGGGTCAAGCCTTTGCAGGTACAGCTGGACAAAGAGCAGGATTTGCAGGGCAAAGAGCAGGTTTAGCAGGAGCACAATTAGGACAAGCACAGTTTCAAACAGGACTAGCATCATTAGTTCCTGGATTACAAAGAGCAGATGTCGGACAACTTGGAGCATTGGGCGCAATCGACAGATCATTAAGCCAAGCACAACTTGATGCAAGCAGACAAGCCGCAACAACAGCAGCATTCCAACCACAACAACAGTTAGATAGATACGCTGCACAAGTAACAGGTCTAATGGGTGGTTATCCAGGTGGAACAAGGCAGGAGTTCATACCACAACCTACACCATTACAATCTGCTTTAGGTATCGCAACTACATTAGGAGGCCTATATTTAGGAACTAGATAATGAGAAGTAGAACTTTAATGAGACCCATGTTTAGAATAGGTGGTTCTGCAGGAACTGGTATAGCATCAGGACTTGATAGACCAGGATATGCTAATGGAACTAGACCAAATATGCTAGATGTTGCTGGAAGATCATTACCAGGTAATGCACCTGCTGATAAGATATCTTCAAATATAGATAGAAAACCAACTGGTATTGGTATGGGAACATTACCAGGATTCTTGACAAGTTTAGGTTTAAATATAGCCAGCGCTCAACCAACAGGAAATATATTTTCTACTATTGCAGGAGCAGCGAAAGAACCATTTGAAACTTTCCAACAAGCTAAGTTTGCAGAGGCAAAAGAAGAACGAGAGTTTGAACAAGAAGAAAAATTACAATTATTAAAAAATCTAGATGAAGATAGTAGAATTCAAATACAAAAAGAAGCACAAGTTTTAGCTGACAACCCAGAAAGTGAATTTTTTGGTGAATACAATAAAGCATTAAACATGTTAGCACAGAAAAAAGTATATGGTGTACAGTTTATGCCAGGTGAAGAACGTAAAAAAGCAATTGAAAATAACGCAGCAATCATATCTCAAAATATGAGAGTTAATAATTTAGTTGCTACTAGAATGGCAACTTTTGAATACGACTTTGATAGTATACAAAAGAAAAACGACGACCTTTCATTTGATATTGAAGATCCTTACTGGAATCCAAATAAAAAAAATTACAAAGAAGGTTTTACTTATCATGATGCAATTTCAGGTAAATACTTTAGAAGAGATTCAGATGCACCAGGTGGTGATGGTGTACCACAAGGTTTTGTTGAAGTAGAAATTAATAGATAGGATCTACCATGGTACAAAAGTACGATAGATTCGCAATTCAAGAGCCCGAATCAGAAACAAATTTAGCTGTATCTGTTGCAGCAGGAATAGGTTCCGGTTTAATAAAAGTACCTTTAGGTTTAATTTCAGTAGCTGCAGAATTATATGATGCAACACAAGGTGAAGGTGTAAACTATGATGAAAGTGCTGTTGCAAGACTAGAAAAATTTATTGATGACAGTGTTGTAGGTGATGTTATTAACGGTTTAGAAGACAAAGCAAGGGATACCGCAGCAGGTAGAATAACAGAAGCATTGGTACAAGTTGGTGTGCCTGCAGCAAGAGCTGCAAAACTTGCTGGTAATATAGCTGTTAAAGTAGTCGGTGGTATACAAAAAGGTAAAAGAGTTTCTGTAACAGGTAAACAAGGTAAAAATTTATTAAAAGGTGCACAGAAAGCAAACGAATTAAATAAAACAGCAAGATATACTAAATATGCTGCAACTAGTCTTGGTGGTGCCGCAGGTGCAGCTGCTGTTTATGATATAGAAGATATTGGAACTTTTGGTGATGTTGCACCGGCTATAGGAACAGGTTTAGATAGAGACGCTACAAAAGATACGGAAGATGATGCTATTAGAAGATTAGAAAATAGAGCAAAGTTTTTTGCAGAAGGTGTTTTATTAACACCTTTTGTGTATGGCATTGGACAAGGTGCAAAATTTTTAGGTAGGAAAGGTAAAGAACTTGCATACAGTAATTCTAAATTTGAAAGAATATTAGATAAATTTGCATCTACATTTAGACCTAGAAGTAAAAAGTCACAAGAGTTATTCGAAGCACAAATGAGAGTTGAAGGACAAGAAGGTGCAGCAGCCATTGTTGCAAAAGATTTAGTAAGAGATATTGATGATTCTTTTAAAACTATATTTGATAAATCATTTACAGCAGCTGAAAGAGTAAAAAATACGGATGCTATACTAGAACAAATGGATGGCCTAATCAGAACTGGTAAAGACACTATTGTAAAAAATGAAGTAGTTTTTAGAAACTTTGACAAAAAACGATTAACAGATTTTAAAAAATCATTGACTAATCTTAAAATACCTGCAGCAAAACAAGATGAATTAGTGGCTGCAGTTACTAATTCTAAAAAAGCTTTTAACAGATTACAGACAGATCTATTACAAGGTGGTAATCTAACTACAACAAACAAAGACGAGTTATTAGATTTTTTTAGTCAAAGATTAAACTCAACACTATCAAACGATTACAAGATATTTCAAAATAATAAAATAGTAAAAACAACGAATTACATACCATCAGACGAAAAAAGACAGGCTGTTGCACAGGTGTTTATGAACTATGCAAAAAACAATAAAGTTAGAGGCTATACAGATAAAGACGCTTTATTAGATGTAGATAGAGTTCTTGAAAACGTAAAAATGGATCCTGTAACAAAGTCACCAGCGTTTAGATTTGAAAGTAAAAGTGCACTTTACGATGGTGTAACACAAGAGATAAACATCTCTAAAATGATATCTACGAATAAGTTTGATCCTAAAGATTTAATTACAAGTCAAAAAGATTTAAAAGCATTTAGAGAATTATTTGGCGAGATAAAAGACGCAAGAAGAACAATTATTAATAACATGCAGGCAATGTCAGCAATTACCGCAAGAGATAAATTTTATAATACAATCGTGCAAAGTGGTAAGATTGTTTTTGATAACCCATCACAGGCACAGTTAAATTTACCTAATAGACCGGGATATACTATGGGTAGAAATGGTATGCAGATAAAATCACCTCTTGGAGAAGAGATATATACTAACCCTATGAACGGTAAATTTACTTCATCAGAGTTTGAACAAGCAATAAAATTTGCAGAAGAGATGCCACTAGATGGTTTAATGAAATCTTCTTTATATAGATATTTAATAGCAGTGCCAAAAGCAGGAGCACAAGTTGCTAAAACAGTATTAAGTCCATTCACACACATGCGTAACTTTACAAGTGCCGTTGCATTTAGTGCAGGTACAGGTAATTTATTTAAAGACCCAAGATTTATTTTAAGAAGTTTTAAACAATCGTTTAATACAATACAGCCACAGATAGCATATAGAAACCTACCAGAGGACCAAGCGTTCTACAGATTTTTACTTGATGAAGGTGTGGTTAATTCAAGTTCTACATTTCAAGATGTGCAAGGATTACTAAAAGATATTGCAAAAGGTGGTGATTTTGTGGAAAGAGCTTTTGGTAAATTAGGTAAAAGAATGAACAAAGTGTTTAGAGGAGCACAAGATTTGTATGTTGCAGAGGATGATTTTTACAAAATATATAATTATCTTGCAGAGTTTGATAATCTAAAAAATGCTTATAAAGGTACAAAACCTGATATAGAACTTGCGAAACAGGCTGCAAGTATTGTTAGAAATACAGTGCCAAACTATGCATATGTATCAGATTTTATAAAAGGTTTACGTAGATCGCCTCTTGGTAACTTTGTATCGTTTCCTGCTGAGATAGTTAGAACAACATTTAATATTACAGAACAAGGTTTAAAAGAATTAGCAGATCCTGCACTACGTAGTATAGGTGCAAGAAGATTAATTGGTTTAGGAACTACCTTAGCAATAATACCTCCAGCTGTTGTTGAAACTTTTAGAGGTATTTATGGTATTACAAGAGAAGAGTTGGCAGCTATGCGAAGATTTTTACCTGAGTGGTCTAGAGAATCTACAATCATACCTAACAAAGATAAAGAGGGTAATCTATATTATACAGACTTCAGTCATGGTTTTGCTTACGATACAGTTGTAAATCCTATTCAATCTGTCATAGCAAATGTAGAGGCTGGTAAAGAAAGACCTTTGATTGAAGGAATGATACAAGGAACAGGAAGAGCATTAGGCAGATTTCTTGATCCATTTGTTAGTGAATCTATCTGGGTTCAAGCATTAAATGACTTATATTCTAGAGGTGGTAGAACAGATACAGGTTCAGAAGTATGGAACCCGAGAGATCCAGAGGGCGATAAGATGGCTAAAGGTATTAAACATTTGGTTGAAGCACTTGCACCACTATCATTACCACAGATATCAAGAACTGTAAAAGCAGGTATCTATGGAGAAGATCCTGAAACAGGTAGAGATTTAAGTCTAACAGGTGAACTTGGTGGTTTCTTTGGATTTAGAAATCAAAAAATGGATTTTGAAGAATCTCTTGGTTACAAGATATCTGATTACAACGGAGCATTAAGAGATAGTAGAAAATTTTTACCAAGACCAAGAGGTAATGTAGATGCACAAGATATATTAAAAGAATTAGTTCAAGGAAATGCATCTTGGTTTGAAGCACAAAAAGATATGAAACAAGATATCGAAGCCATGAAAACTTTAGGCTACACTGATCAACAAATAGGAACTATATTTGACAGACGTGGAAAAGGAAAAGATTTTAATGCACTACGTGCAAATAAATTTACACCTTTTAATATACCTGAAGGATTAATTGATGAGTATATTAGAAACGCAGAAGTAAATGGATATACAAATCCCATGACACAAAGCACATTTGGAGTTATCAATAGTGTTCTTAGAGAACTTAATAGACTATATTTAGATAACGATTTTCCTTTAGATTTGATAAAAGAGTTTACAATAGGTAATGTATCAGCATTGCCACCAACACCAATGCCAAATATAAACACAGTAAATACAACACAAAATGTTGACCCAAGAACTAACTTGACACGTACGGAGACTGCTCTATTATCTCCTGAAGAACAAGTAATAGCGAGTAGAACATAATGGCGAGAAAATCGGCACTACAAAAAATTGAATCACACGAGAAGCTTTGCAGGATAATGCAAAAGCAAACCTTTGAACAAATCAAAGAAATGCAAGATAGAATTAAAAGATTAGAATATTGGATAGTTGGAGGTATGGGAGCTGTCCTTATAACTTTACTAACAGACATCTCAAAATAATGGAACTTACACGTAATTTTACTTTAGAAGAGTTAACCAAATCGGACACTGCAATACGAAAAGGTATTAATAATAATCCTAATGCAGAGCAGATAGAAAAATTAAAAACACTTTGTGAAAAAATATTACAGCCAGTACGTGATCACTTTGGCAGAGTTAAGGTGACTAGCGGATTTCGTTCACCTGAATTATGTGTTGCTATTGGCAGCTCTATCAATTCACAGCACGCCAAAGCTGAGGCCGCAGATTTCGAAGTTGTAGGCGTGGACAACTGTGAGCTCGCTGACTGGATACATAGAGAATTAGAATGGGATCAATTGATCCTCGAGTACTATGTTCCTGGCGAACCTAACTCGGGGTGGATACACTGCAGTTTTACAGAAGGCATGCCAAGAAAATCTTTTTTACATGCATTTCGACAAGAGGGTAAAACAAAATACAAACCTATTCTTGGTAAAGCAAAAGATATATTTGTTTAAATCCAATCTCTTAACTCTTCACCTAACACTTCAGATGCAATATTAATTTTTTTACGTAATGACTCTTGTATTTTTTCATCAACAGTATCTTCTGCAATAATATCTATATAAGTTACATTTTTTTTCTGTCCAATACGGTGTGCTCTGTCTTCTGACTGTAAACGCTTCTCTAGGTCATATCCGTTAGAATAGTAAATTACGGTGTTTGCAGCCGTCAAAGTTATCCCATAGCCGCCCGTAGACGGCGTTCCTACCATAAACCGGCACTTAGGGTCGGACTGAAATTGACGTATATTATCTTGTCTTTCTTCTTGTGGTGTGAGTCCATAATAACTAACTACGGATCCCGGACCATAAATTTTTTCGATTTCATCTACAATATTTTTTATATCTTTTTGCCAGTGGCCCCATATAATAGCTTTACCTTCTGTTTCACTTAACACATCTACTAACTCTGTAATTCTATTACTTTTTATTTCTTGTGTAGTGCCATCATCAGCAACAAAATGACCACAAGTTATTTGTTGTAATCTCATTAACTGTGTAATCACTGTCATAGTAGAAGTAACTTTACCATTCAAAGTAGCAAGAGCTGTTTTTTTCATTTCATCATAAACTTTTTGTTGTTCTTTACTTAAAGTAATATGACGTTTAATCCAATTTTTAGGAGGCAAGTCTAAACAATCTTCTTTTAACACTCTGTAAGAAAAATCTTGTAATTTATCTGATAACTCTGAAAGATTTTGAAAAGCATGTACAACCTGTATTGTTCTACCTCTTACATGCATAGATTTCATAACAGCATATCTATTTCTAAAAGAATAATAAGATGCATGATCTAAAAGATAAGGATCTAAAAAATAACATTGAGTATATAAATCTAAAGGATTTTTTGTAACAGGAGACCCTGTCATTATTCTCCTATATTTTGCATATTCGCTAAGATCAATAATGTTTTTAGTTCTTTTAGCTGTTGGTGTTTTAATTGTTGTAGATTCATCAATAGCCATTAATACTTTGTGAGAGTTTAAAAATTTAGTTGCAAACTTAATACCTTTTTCTGTGCTAAACGCTTCAACATTCATAACTAAAATATGTAAAGCAGTTTCTATTTCAAACAATGACTCTAATTTTTCTTGTTGTTTTTTTGTAATATTAGGCTGCCATAATACAGTCACATTTTCTATATGATTTGGTAGGTGTGTAGGTATCTCTTGCTCATACCAGGTTTTTATAACACCTTTTGGAGCAATAATAAGTGCACCATCTATTTTGCCTTTGTCATAAAGCATGGCCATGTTATCAATTAAAACTTTTGTTTTACCTGTACCCATTTCCATAAAGTACGCGTACGTTTCTTTATTCCATGACTTTTCTAAAGCAGTCAACTGATGCTTGTATGG